AGGGATAGACACTTCCCTGAGAAGAATGGTGGTAAGGGTAGTCACGCTAGAAAGTCTACAGATAAAAGTAGAAAGGCGTTTAAAACTAATTACGATGCTATCGACTGGGGGAAAAAATGAATTGCTGGATATGCAAATCAGAACTTATTTGGGGTGGGGATCACGACTTAGATGGTGAAAGTGATGACTTCATAATAGTTACAAATCTGTCCTGCCCGGAATGCGGAGCATATGTAGAGGTTTACACGCCCAATGAACAACATTGAATACAATCTAATGCCCCAGGGGCAAGTCCTACAGGATTTTGCTGATTGCCGGGCTAGAAACTCCTTCATCATGGGGCCACTAGGATCAGGTAAGACAGTTCAATGTATCCTCAAGCTGTTTGACCTCATGTGTGAGCAGGAACCCGTGAAAGACCCCAACCATAAACACTATGGTGTCCGACTATCTAGGGTCATTGCTGCCCGAAACACCTACTCTGAACTGTTCTCTACCACGATTAAGGACTGGCTAGAGATACACGGGGAGTTAGGTGACTTCAAACAAGGCAATAAAGAACCCCCTACACACTTTCTACGGTTTAATTTAGAGGATGGTACATCTGTCCAGTGTGATGTGGTGTTTATCGCATTTGATCGCCCTGAACACGTTAAGAAAGCAAGGGGTATACAGACAACCTGGGTGTGGTTAAACGAGACTAAGGAGCATTCTAAGGCTGTTCTAGACATGTTAGACCTGCGTCATGGCCGATACCCATCGAATAAAGAAGGTGCGCGTCCTACACACCACGGGATCATTGGTGATAGCAACGCCCCTGATGAAGATCACTGGTATTTTAAATTAGCAGAGATTGAACGCCCGGAGGATTGGTCATTTTTTAGGCAACCCGGTGGCGTGTTCAAAGATGGCGAGGATTGGAAGATTAATGAAGATGCTGAGAATCTCATTAACCTGCCAGATGGATACTATAAACGCGGTCTAAATGGTAAGACTAACGACTGGATTAAGGTTAACTTAGCGAATGAGTACGGCTTTGTGTCTAACGGCAAGCCTGTCCATCCCATGTATACTGATTCAGTACACTGTCAGCACTTAGACTTTAAACCGTCCAAGGACTTTCCTATCGTCCTGGGCTTTGACTTTGGTAGAACTCCAGCGTGTGCGTTCCTACAGAGAACGTCTATTGGAAGGTGGGTGTGTTTTGATGAGATGGTACTTACCGATTCAGGTGCAGTGGATTTTGCTCCGACACTCAAGCGTTATATTGAGGAAGTGTATCCTGAACATGAATTTAAAGGCTGGGGTGATCCAAGTGGACAGAACAAAAATCAGTCGAACTCAGACACACCGTTCCAAATTATGCGGGCGGCTGGCATCCCCTGCCAACCCACACAATCAAACGATCCATTAAAGCGTAGGGCTGCACTAGAAGTCCCTATGAAAGAGATGTGCATGGATGGTAAGCCTCGATTCACTGTTCTCCCTAAAGCCTCGATGATACGCAAGGGGTTACAGGGTGGCTTCTGTTACCGTCGAGTCCAGACAACTGGAGAAAGATACACTGATGAACCGGATAAGAATGAATACTCTCACCCGGTAGAAGCATTGGAGTACGCATTACAAGGAGAAGGAGAAGGTAGGTCAGCACTAAGAGCCTCTGGAAACTTCACAAAGCCCGTTACAGCAAAGGTAAATTTTAGTGTCTTCTAAGGTATATGTGGTATTTGAAGATGATGCAGTTAATTGGTGGAGTCCCTGGCTAAAGAAAGAATGCCGACACTGCTATGTTATCAAGCCATCAGGCGGTAAATACATTGTATTCGGCAAAAATCGTGAAGGTTTTGATTTATTCACAACAACTGACGAAAAGAGTATAATCGACAGTAACTATATGATTCGCAGTTATGAGCCAAAAGCAGGGAATAGGTCTTTGTTTATGCTCAATACCTGTGTTGGACATACCAAGCAGATATTGGGGATTAACAACCCATTTATCTTAACCCCCTATCAACTATTAAAGTATATGGAGAAACACAATGGGATTCATGAAAAGACCTAAAGCCCCTAAGCCAACAGCACAGGAACTAGCTGTAGATCAAAGACAGTCACGGATGATTGATGAAGAGATTGCCGAGGGTGAGAAAAGACTTAAGGCTGTAGCTAGAGGCAAGCTAGGTGCTTCATCTCTGTTAGCTGGCACTGGTAAAACTAAAGCCCCAGGAGCGATAGCAAAAACATCTGTTAAAAAGAAGTCATACACACCCAGTTCAAGCATGAAAGCTAGGGATAGATAAATGAAATTACCTTCAGAGTTAGGATCACTCGCTGATCTAAAACGCAGGGAGGCAAAAGCATTTGAACGTCAATCTATGTGGCACGACCAGTTAGATGATGCGTATGAATACTTTTTGCCTAACAGAAATCTGTTCGAAGATAGCCGTCCAGGACAAAAGAAGATGGAGCGCATCTTTGACTCTACTGCTCTGGAGGCTATTCAGCAAGGTGCTAGTAAGCTGCAAGAAAACATTGCCCCTATCTGGTCGCACTGGGCTACGCTAGAACCATCTATCAAGGTTAAACGCCTGTTAGAGACAGGTGACTTTAATGTATCGGAAGTCGATATACGCAAGAACCTAGAAGATCAGGCTGAAGTTATCTTTGATTACATCAATCGTTCCAATTTTGGTACACAGTTCTATGAGCATGCGCTTGATCTACTTATTGGTACTGGTACTTTAAGGATTGATGAAGACGATAGTGACGAGATGCCCATCATCTTCACTGCTATTCCCCAGAAAGGTATTGCATTTGAGGAAGGCCCATACGGTAGTGTTGAAACGCATTGGCGTAGATTCAAAGTAAAAGCCAGAGACTTAGAAAGAAAGTGGATAGGGTTTGAGGCTTCTGAGACTATCAAGAACAAGATCAAGAACAGCCCGGAGAGTGAGGTAGATGTCTGCGAAGGTGTCGTATATATGCCTAAGTCTAGGACTTACTACGGTTGTTTGTGGGTTAAAAAAGAAGACCGCATTAGCTGGATGGAAGACTTTGGTAAAACTAGCCCATGGGTGACTGGTCGCTACTCTAAAGTATCTGGTGAGATACGAGGCCGTGGCCCAGCCCTACAAGCACTGCCTGATGTCCGTTCTCTGAACAAAGCTAAAGAGTTCGTATTGCAGAAAGCCGCTATCGACTTAGCTGGTATGTATACAGCTACCGATGATGGCGTGACTAACCCATACAATATTTCTATTAGCCCTGGTGTAGTTATCCCCGTAGGCTCTAACAACAGTTCTAACCCATCTTTGCAGCGTTTGGATACAGGTAGTAACCTAGCCCTGGCGCAGTTTGAGATTAATGAACTACAGGTGTCTATTAAAAGAGCGTTGTTTAATGATCTACGCGACCCTACCGGGGCTGTACGATCCGCTACTGAAGTTGCTATTGAGTCCAGAGAACTAGCTAAACGTATTGGTTCTGCGTTTGGTCGTTTGCAAACTGAGGTATTAGTACCTATTATTAAGCGTGTTGCTGCTATCTTAACTCGTAGAGGGTTAATACAACCTCTCCAGTTAGATGGTCAAGACATTGAAATTAAATTCACATCGCCACTAGCAAGAGCGCAAGATGCTGAAGATATTCTAAATGTCCAACAGGCTGTTCAGTTTGTATTGCAGAATGCCGGGCCTGACCAGGCTAAGATTGGATTTAAGTTAGAAGACTTTGGTACTTGGGTTGCTGAGAAATCAGGTATGCCAGCAGAGTTAGTTAGATCACCACTTGAGAAAGAACAGATTATTCAAGCGGGAGCGCAAGTTGCTCAGGCGGGTATGAAAACTGGTGAGCCACCAATGCAGGGTCAAACTCAAGTATGAGTTGGGATGAAATCGAAAAAGCCTCAGTAGATTCTGGGGCTTCTTCAAAACATAACGCTGAGAAAAGAGCGCAAGCTGCTGAACTGGCTAAGGCATACAACAGATGCTTTGGTAGTGAGGAAGGCAAGCGCGTGTTATCCGATCTTACTGCGCGTTTTATCTATAATAACGATACCTCCTTTGCGTCTGACAACATCAATTATGAGGCTGCATATCATAATGGTGAGGCTGGCGTTATCAAATTTGTAATCAACCAAATACAACAAGCAGAAATACTATGACTAAAGAAGCTAAGAAACGGGCCGTAAAGGCAACCGCAAAAGTTCTTGTGGCTGAAAGTGGGAAGAAATTTCTTGATGAAAAAGGTTTTGACATGAAGTGGCTGGATAAACTTGCAGAACAATACAAGTTTGACCAGTTTGATTATGTCGCAAAGTTCTGTGCTTTTCGATGCTACAAAGAAGGAAAGCACGTTGAGTGGATTGACGTTAACGCTTTAGCGTTGTTGAATGGAAAGCGTAAGTTAACTGAGATTCTTAATAAACATTACCCGGTTGACAAGAGCCGGGCGATCATTGAATTCCCTTGGAGATAAACATGAGTGAAGAACAGGCCGCAGTAGAAGAAACAACCAGCGATACCCTGCTTGACGCATCAGCCCCTACCCTGTCAGAGGGTGAATACTTCCTGTCTGACGGTATTAAAGGAAGTGGCGATGTACCTGAGTGGTATATTGCTGACAAGTACAAGTCCGTGTCCGAACAGGCGAAAGCCTATACCGAATTAGAAAAAAAATTTGGTGGATTCAAAGGCGCACCCAAAGACGGTTATGCAAACCCAGAAGGCGTAGAGGCAGATGATGCCCTGTTACAGGAGTTGATCGGCTTTGCTAACGAAACAAACATGTCTCAGGATGCGTTTGGTCAGGCATGGGAACTACTAACAGCCCAGGAACAAGCTGTTGCTGAAGTGGATCAGGAAAATGAACTGGCTAAACTTGGCGACAATGCTCAACAAAGAATTAAGACTGTTGAAGGGTTTATGAAGAACAACCTAGACCCAGAAACTTATGAGCAAGCGCGTGATCTGGTTACATCTGCCGAAAGCATACAGCTAGTTGAGATGCTGGTCAGGGCTACTGCCCCTACTAAGCTGCCGATTGATGGTGGTGAAAGCCCAACAGGGTTAACCTGGGCAGATATTGAGAATGAGATGTATAAGAAAGACGAGCATGGACAGATGCTGAGAAGCGTTGACAAGGCTCATGAAGCTAAAATTCAGAAAATGATGATGGATTTTGGTGGCAATGCCCCACGGAACCGCGTATACGGTTGATGTCAATAGGGTTGAAGGTGTATAATTAGGACACTGGATACCCTCTCCCCTTGAGGCCCGGTAAATTTAGGTTGAACGCTGACCAATTTACTGGGTACTCAGCTTAAACCTTAAAAAATATTTATTTAATTTACTCTATTTTTTGAGGAATCTATCATGAGTAAGACATTATCCGCAGTAGCGGTCACAGAGTTTGACAGTATGGTTAAACATGCCTATCAGGGCATGGGCCTTCTGAAGAACGCTGCAACACTTCGTAACAATGTAGTAGGTGATACCTACAAATTCCGTCGCATGGGCAAAGGTCTTGCTAATCAGAAATCTACTTCTGATCTAGTAACTCCAATGGACGTAGCGCACGAGTTCAAAACTGCAACTCTTCAGAACTGGAATGCTCCAGAGTACACCGACATGTTCGATGCTCAGGACGTTAACTTTGATGAGAAGCAGGAACTGGCTAACACTATCGCTGGCGCTCTTGGCCGTCGTTGTGACCAACTGGTAATTGACGCAATGGACGGTTCTACCCCATTGACTACCACTGTTGGCAAAGACGTAGGTGGTGCTAACACTAACTTGAACATCGCTAAGGTTGTTAAGGCTCAGGTTGAGCTGCGCGACCAGGGCGTTCCTAACACTGAGTTGTTTGCTGCTGTAAACGCTTTGGGTCTGGGCGGTCTGCTTAACGATGAGAAAGCAACTTCTGCTGATTATCAGACTATCAAAGCACTGGTTAACGGTGAGATCGACACTCTTGCAGGATTCAAGTTTATTATTCTTGAGTCTCGCACTGAAGGTGGTCTGACTGTAGCTGCTAACGTAGTTGATTCTTGGTTCTTCCAGCGTCCTTCTGTTGGCCTAGCCATCGGTATCGACATGAAGACTGAAGTTGATTGGGTTGCCGAGCGTACTTCTTGGTTGTGTAACGGTATGCTGAAGGCTGGCTCCGTTGTACGCGATGAAGGCGGTTTGGTGAAAGTTCAATATCGTCAAGACGTATAAGGAGTACTATCATGGCTTTTGCACGATCAGGTTTATGCCGCTTAGGCGGTTCGGGTAATGGTGGAGCGTCTTGGCAGTATTCTACTGCTGATGCTACCTCTGCCGTAGTAGCTGATACTAACTACTTTGCTAACGCTAAAGATGAACTAGCGGCTGGCGATGCAGTAATTGTTATCGGCACAACTGGTGGAACTCCAACTGGACGTATTTCATACGTTGAGTCAAACGACGGTACTACTGTTGTTATGGCTGCTGGTGTGGTTATCACTGCGTAAAACTGACTGGGGGCTTCGGCCCCCTTTCTTTCAAAAGGTAAATCATGGCCGCTAAGATTAATTTAATTTCTAATGCTCTTATTCTCATAGGTGATTTGCCAATTACATCGTTGGTAGGTGATACGAGAGCGCAAGTAGTTGCAAGCAACCTATACGACAACATAGTACAAAATGAGTTAACCAAGTATCGTTGGGGCTTTGCTCGTAAGAAAGCACAGCTTGCCAAGATCAATGGAACTCCTGTAGGAACTGAGTACGACACAATGTACCAGCTACCCTCCGACATGCTGACGTTAATCAAACTTAACCCCGGCATCCCATATCAAATTCTTGGTGATCGCGTCTACTGTAACTACAGTGGTGATCTATTCTGCGATTACATCTATACCGTATCTGAGGCTGATTGGCCTGTCTACTTTGCTAAGATGATTGAGTACGCCCTGGCTATGGACTTTGCTCCATCTATCCGGGACAGCGCAACATCTATGGAGATAATCTCTGGAGCGTATGTAAACGCTAGTAGGATGGCAAGGTACACAGATGCGCAACAGCACCCAGTAACGCCTATCCAGGATCGCCCATTCGTTAATGTGAGGTTCTAATGGCTAAGAGTCATGTCCTGCAAAACAGCTTTGTAAGCGGTGAACTGTCGCCTATCGTAAAGGGTCGCACTGATCTAGACCAATACTATCAGGGCATGGAGACTGCTGAGAACGTAGTGACTGTTCCTCAAGGTGGTGTTAAGCGACGGCCTGGCTTAAAGTTCGTAGATGACCCTGTTCAAACAGGCGATTTCCTGACATCTGGCGAGATCACTGCCACCTTTGTAAACGGAATGGGAAATGCTGCTAACATTAATGATGGAAATGATGCTACAAGCAGTGCAACAACCCAAACTATTGGCACTATCCAAAGCTATGTTATTGCTACTTATGAATTTACCGGACAACCTATCGGGTTTATTGATGTTCGAAATGTTGCCTTGCAAGGCGGGGCTGCAACTGATTCGGTTAATCTTGTAATTGAAGTAAATCTGGGTGGTGTGTGGACTAATATTTACAACAAAAACATAACCCAGAACCAGCAAAATTTAAGAGTTTATGCAGATGTAGTTACTGCTAGTGCAAGAATACGCCTAAACAATGTAAGCCCAACAGTTAATCTTCCAAATTCAACTGTAGTTCTAAGCGATTTTAATGTAAGGGAAAAACATACTGGAAGTTCTAGTACTGTTTTTATTGAACCTTTTGAAATTGGTATCAATGACCAGTATCTGATGGTGTTTACGTCAGGAAATTGCCGCATCTTTAGTGTTAACAACAACACTGGAGTTATTCTTTTAGAACAGGATTTAAAGACAGACCTTACTTTGTACCAGCCGGACAATGTTGCTGTAAATGAAAATGTTGCATTGCTATTTGGGACTGATGCCCCGAAACGAATTGTGTTTAATGATCTTGTTCCGCAAGACAATTTAGTACAATTTGCTTATGACACACCGACATTTACTAACATTCCACAGTTTGACTTTAATGACGCAAGTAGCCCTACACCTACCAATGAAATACAGGTGATGACACTTTCTCATGGAAGTGGGCATACATGGAAAGAAGGTGATCGCTTTCAAATAGATATTGAAGGTGTTTTAAGTAAAAACATCTCATTTGCTGGCGACGGTAATACTGATGAAAGAAACTCTACCGTATTTAATATACAGAAAAATCTACAAGAGATGCCTATCTTTGGTGAAACCGGGATAGCTGTTGCGCGAACAGGAACATTACAATACACCATAACGATTAGCGGTGAGTCTACCAGAGCGTTTAAATTGTTCAGTGGATTTCCTACACTTGGAAATGGTGACAATCTTGTTGAGTTTACAAAAAGCCAAACTGGCTCTCCCAGATCAGAAGATATATGGAGCGCAACTAGAGGCTATCCTAAAAGCGGAATCTTTACATCAGGGCGATTATGGCTAGGCGGCACAAGAGATAAGCCGCAAAGCATCTTGGCATCTAAGTCGGGTGCGTTGTTGGATTTCTTAGTAAAAGAAGGCGATGACGATGAAGGTATATTCGTAACCATTAATGGTGAAAATAACAGTATTACGGCAATAAGCCCAGACCGGGGAGTGCAGGTATTTACGTCAGGTTCGGAATATAAACTGACAGGCAATACCCCTAGCGATGTTTCTTTAGAGCAACAGACACAGTATGGGTCGGGTTCAAATGTTGTGTCCTTAGATGGTGCAACATTGTTTGTAGATAGGAATGGTCGGACTCTAAGGCAATATATTTATAACTTTAATGAGGACGCATATAGAAGTATAGACATGTCTGTACTAGCATCTCATTTAATTAATAAAACCCCTGGGCAAACAGGATTAGCCGCAGCAGCCTCTAGAACGTCTGAAGATGCTAATTTTATATTTGTAATTAACGATGATGGCACTGCTGTTATTTGTAACACGCTTAGAGAGCAGGATATTATTGGCTTTACCCGGATCAATCAAACAAGAGCAAGTGGTAGTGCTGGTATTTTCCGCAGGGTTTGTTCTGTGGGCAATAGGATTTTTACCGCTACACAAGTTGGAACCAACTTTGTTGTGTGTGTTTTTGATGAAGATCATTTAATGGATGAAAGTATTCAGCGCAGTGCCCCGCATTCAACGACTGAGACTGGGTTCTATCACTTGGCTGGACAAACAGTTCAAGTGGTTATTGGTAACAGTGTTCTGCCAGATCGTGCTGTAAGTACAGGAGGCGATGTCACGTTAACTACTTCAGAGGCAGCTTTAACAGGAATATTAGAAGTAGGTAAAAACTTTAGCGTTAAAGTCAAAACAATGCCTATTAACAGCCGGGCGGCAAATAGTTCTCAAAACGCCTTGAGACAGAAACGTGTCGATAGAATGAACTTACGAGTACATAACTCGGCAGGTGTGTCGATAGACGGCAACCTAGTTCCTGTCAGATCATTTGGTGATAGTGGTAACAGCCCATTAAATAGCTCCCTAGTGCCTACTACTGGTATTATAGAGGACAACAATGGTGGTAATGGATGGGACAGAGAAGTAGCCCCAGTAATAAGTGTAGACGGCCCTACGCCATTCCATCTGCAAGCTATTAGCTATGAGGTGAGTTCATCGTGAATCAGGTAGCAATCCAAGATTCGATCTATGAATTGCAGTCTTTGATGTTAAAAGAAGACACAATCGACTTAGAGGTTAGGCATCATTTTAGTGATGGCCTATATGCTAGGGAATTGTTTATACCAGCAGGTGTATGCTTGGTTGGTGCGCTACATAAGACTACTCACCTGTATACTGTGGTTAAAGGAAAGTGCAGGGTATCTAGCCAGTACGGCAACTTGGAAATTATTGCGCCATTTATGGGCGAAACTATTCCAGGTACAAAGCGTGTCATATACGCTGAAACAGATTGCGTGTGGATCACTTATCATCCAACTGAACTAACTGATATTGAAGAAATAGAAAAGGCTCTGCTTGAGCCAGAGGATATTTAAATGACATGGGCAATAACCGCTATGGTTGTAACTGGCGTAAGCACAGTTGTTAGCGCATATGGTCAACGTGAGGCTGGTAAGGCTCAAGAGGAAGCCGCAGAGCGCGAAGCAGAACTACAGAAAATGGAAGCTCAGACTGAAGAGTTAAAGCGTAGGCAAGAACTCAACCGACGATTAGCTGCACAGAATGTTGCGCTGGCTGCTGAAGGGATTGGGACTGAAGGAAGCCTTGCCAGTATAGCCCTTAAAAGCGCAGAGCAAATAGGTACAAGTGAGCAGGTCATTGGATTGTCTGAAGGTTTAAGGCGCAGACAGTTACGGCAGCAGGGAAAAGTTGCAGCTAGTATGGGTAAAATAGGCGCGGCAACATCACTGTTTAGTGGTGGCACTGACTTGGCAAAACAGGCAAAAAACCTTGAGGAATGAATAATAAAATGGCTAGAGAACCAATAGGATTTTATGGAACATTCCGCACACCTGGTGTAGATACATCGGCAGGTAAGCGTCTGGAAGCTCTTGCTGGATTAGCTGGTGGCGTAGCGGATGTTGCTGCGGGTATAGGTAAAAATTTAGCAGAAGATGCAGCTCCCGCTAAAGGATTAGCTAAAGCGCAAAAAGCTATTGAGACTGGTGAGCCATTAGAAAAGACAAGCAGCTTTTTTTATGGGGCAGATATTGAAAATCAAGTTGCCTATAGTGCGTATAAAGCATCTGTGGTAGATGACTACACTAAAGAACTAAACAAGTTAAGCGCGGAAAACTCTACGGATTCTGTCAACTTTATTAAGCTAGCAGAAGCATATAAATCAGGAATGTCTCTTGATGTGCCTGGTGAACTGCAAGCATCAATCGATGAATCGTTTAATCTGGCAAAACAATCTAGATATAAAACTATTTATAATGCAGAGATCAAAATACAAAATGACAAAGACGTACAGGCTATTCAATCTGGCGTAGGCACCATGCAGACCGAAATGCTTATTGCTATGCAAAATAACGACATTGATCAGGTAGGCATTATTGCAGATCAAATTAACACAAGCGTAAAACCATACCTTGATGCTGGGTTAATAACGCCTAAAGAGTGGGCTGATGGCACAAACGCATTTACACTTGAATTGGCTGGCGCTGCTGTTAATGGTCAGATAAATGATCTGCTTACTCAACCAGGGAAAACACCTGCTGAAAACATACAGTTGGCAGAAACCGCTATTGCAAATATCAAGAAGGAAAAAAGAACTCAGGCGTTCAACCCGGCTGACCCAAAAAAACCAATAACTTTGTCCCCGAATGAAAAAGATACACTTGTAAAAGAACTAGAATCTACTGTTAAAAACTTTGCTGAAAACGAATTAAAGATTGCAGAGCAAAATACTAGTGCTGACAAATTGCGTCGCGCAGAAAGCTTTTCTGGATTTCAAGACATTGTTTTTGCCGCAGACGAAAGTGATTATGAGTCTATTGAGCAAAAGTTAAGTGCCGCAAGAATTAATGGCAACTTAACCTCAGAACAAGTTTCTAGTTTAAAAAGCTATATGACTTCAAGCAAGGCAGTCAATGCGATTACAAAAGCGCCTGTTATGAATAAAATTGTTTCAATGATGTATGACGCTACAGTGCTAGATGAAAGCGCAGATGAAAACGCACAGTTAGAAGCTGTAAACGAAATAAAGTCAGTCATTATGGATAGAAGGACTTTAGGAGACATAAGTGCAGCAGATGAAAAAAAATTGCTTAATCAATTAACAACACTGACATCTTCTAAGACTGCCGGGCAAGCGTTAACGCTGCTTTCCGATTTTAGTGCAAGTAATGAATTAATGTTTGCTTCTTTGCCTACTGCGTATCATGCTGAAGCGGCAAGAGAATTGTTTTATCTAGCTATGGATGCTCCAGAAGAAAGCAAAAATGTAGCCTGGTCAAGCAACGCACCGGCAGTAATAGCAGAAATAAATGCTAAAAGGCTTAAAGTGCGTAACGAAGCGCTTATAAAAATGCAAAACCGATAAGGCAGGGTCTTTTACATAATGGAAAACATCAAAACCCTACAGGCGCTGCAAAAACTTGAGGCCAATAAAAACACAAATTTTAAATTTGACTTAAATAGTGCAGATTTTAAAGGGTTGTGGAAGGATGTAACGACAAATAGCCCAAGAAAAAACCGAGGCAAACAGGCGCAAATTGATAGCTACGTTAAAGGGTGGTATGAAGAAAGAAATATGCCAATGCCTACTGCCGACCGAGAGCCTATTGTTGATAAAGTAAAAGCGTATTATGATTCTGGAATGATCGAACAAAAAGACTTTGATCAAGTGTTAAGCGCGACGGGTGGCGACAAGACGGTAAGTGCATACCTACAGGATGTCAGCCAAGGTGAATGGCAAGACCCTAACCCGCAACGTGTGGAGCAGCGTGTATTCCCCGAAGATGTAGCTGTTGGCGATGAGTGGTATCTAGGTTCTGTTTTCGATGAGCCTGTTGATGCGGAATTTGCTGATAAAATATCGGTTGAAATTTTTGAAGATAAAACCACCCCTAAAAAAGTACAGACAAGAAGGGGGATGCGTGTACCAAAAACCCCTTTGGTTGATTCTCCAGAAGAAGCCACATACAGCATATTAGAAAAAAACGAAGCTGTCATTAATGGTGCTATAACCATACAAAACAAAAACAGAGAAGCCCAAAAGCTTATCAATGACTCCGAAGCATCTAAACAAGCTGCAATGGATTTGGCTCTTCAAAGAGGTTTCCCAGAGTCTGTGGTAAATTACTGGGCAAACAACCCTATTACGTTTAGTGAGGCTGGAGAATACACTAAGTGGTCAGAAGTTCTTCCTGGCGGTGGCATGGTGCAGGGTGCGGAAGCAATAAGTTTAATTCGCATCTCAGAAGATTTAGCCAATGGTAAGCCAGTCACCCAAGCGGGTATTGACGCATTCAACGATTACGTTGATAAAGTGTTGGAGATGGAAATTCGCGGCAGGTCATTTGGAGGCAAGTTTAGATATTACGGGTCTACAATGCCAGCCTTTATGATTGAGTTTGCACTTAGTGGCGGTGCGGCAAAAACGGCACAAACTGCTGCAAAAGAGGCGACCTTAAAAGCTGTGGAAAATAAAGTTCTAGCGCAAGTTGCTGGGGCCACTTCTCGCGTAGCAGCGCAGACTGCTCTACTAATGCCGACCCAGGGTGCTAAAAACTATGGAGATATTGAGTTAAACAGTGAGTGGGTAATAACGGACAAAGGGCAAGTGCATATACAGGGCGCTACTGAAAGCCCGGCTACAGTTGCTTTGATGGCATTTGGTTACACTGCTGCTGAAGTTGCATCAGAACTTTCTGGTTTGGCGGTGGCTTCTAAATTAG